TAAAAACAAAAAATTATGCCTATACCATGGCTAATACCCGCAATAGGAGCCGCAGGATCACTACTCGGAAACATACTCGGAAACAGAAACCGAAAAAAAGAAGCGGAGAGACAACGACAACAGTCCTTATCGGACTGGAACATGCAAAACACCTACAACTCTCCACAACAACAAATGTTACGCTTCCAACAGGCAGGACTAAACAAAAACTTGATCTATGGTCAAGGTTCCTCCGGTCAGGCCGGATCAACTGCCCAAACTTCACAGGCGGATATCGAAACACCGGAACTATTCCAAGATTACGCAGATACCCGAATGAAAACCCAACAAACAGACAACCTAAAACTTCAAGCGGATCAAATCACCGCACAAACTGCATTAACAGCAGCACAAGAAATGCAAGCCATTTCTAACACTAAAGCAACAGATTTCAATAGAGAATATCTGGAAAAAGCACAAGTTAAAAACTTGGAGCTTCTTAATAATCGAGTTGATAATATGTATTATTCAACTGATAAAATGATGGCAGATTCTGCCCGTTCTGAACGCAAAAGAGATTCAGACGAAAAAACGGCAATACTAAGCCGTAAACTCATGAAAAACCAAGACGCTTTAAAAGCTTACGACGTTCTAGTCGCCAAATATAAAGCAAAAGGCCTCAAAATTACAGCAGAGGCCATTCAAAACCTTCTAACAAAATTCGGAATAAAATGAAGACAAAAAAAAAATCCGCATCAAACGATACGGAAACCGAGGGCAAAAAAACTGACCTCGAGGTCATTAAAGAGCTCCTCGTAATTCACAAAATGGGCATTGCTCAAAATATGCACCATATCCAACTTTTATTAATCAAAACCGGCTTAGAAGCCACAAAACCTAAATCATGCGACGACGACGTAACAAAAGAAAATCTTCAAAAAGACGCTCTTCTCGAAAAACTTATTTAATCAAAAGAGGCGGCACACGCCTATAAAAACAAAAAAATGTCAAAAACTTCAATATTTGAAAAAGTCAAAATGGTGGCCACCGGCTCTAGCAAATTTGATCTTTCCCACGACGTTAAATTATCGTTTAACATGGGGAAATTAATACCTACTTGCGTCCTGGACGTTATTCCTGGCGACAAGTTTAAAATAAACGTAAACAACTTTTTACGTTTTCAACCGCTTATTGCTCCAATAATGCACAAAGTCAGGGTAAAAACTGACTTCTTCTTCGTTCCAAATCGTATACTTTGGCCTACATTCGAGGATTATATTACCGGAGAATTAATAGCAGAACATCCGTTCTTTAACACTTTAAGTTCTGCAAATCCTGGGACACTAGCCGATTACTTAGGCTTTCCGCAAGCAACAGCCTTGAATAATACTCAACTTCATCCAAATGTGCTACCCGTAGCCGCATATTACAAAATCTACGATGAGTATTATCGAGACCAAAACTTACAAACTGAAAAATTTGTACCCGTCATTACTGGGTATAATGCCTCTTATGTAGCATTAGCAGTCGCACAACCTTTAAATAGAGCATGGCAACATGACTATTTCACCTCCTGTCTGCCTTTTGCTCAAAAAGGAGACGCCGTACAATTACCATTACTCAACGATCAATCAGTTGACGTTGTACGAAAAACCTTCACAACTCCTGGCTCTGTCCCGACTCCAATTCTACGTTCCGGTTCTACCGGATTAGGCGTCGACGGAGCAGTAACAACCGCCACTAATCCTGACGCAGGTAACTTACATGCTAACGGCAATCCTGCAACCTTCGATCCAAACGGCTCTTTAGAAGTAGATGTAAATTCAGAAGCCGCAACAATCAATGACCTAAGAAAAGCTTTTCGCCTTCAAGAATGGCTGGAAAAAAATGCCAGGGGCGGCACACGCTATATTGAGCACATTAAAGCACATTTCGGCGTCTTTTCATCTGACAAAAGACTTCAACGACCGGAATATATAGGTGGCTCAACTCAAAACATGGTCATATCAGAGGTATTATCCTCTGCCCAAACTGATCCTTCCGGAACACAAGAAATACCAATTGGCCAAATGGCTGGTCATGGTATCTCTGCTGGCGGTGGAAATTCATTTTCCTACTCAGCAGAAGAACACGGCTGGATTATGGGAATAATCTCCGTTACTCCTGACACGGCCTACCAACAAGGACTTCCAAAAATGTTCAACCGTAAATCATACCTTGATTACTATTATCCTTCTTTTGCCAATCTTGGCGAACAAGAAGTACTAAATTCTGAACTCTACATAGGTAATGAAACCAATACTATCTTAGACGAAACTTTCGGTTACATTCCTAGATATGCCGAATATAAATATATGAGCAACAGAGTAGCTGGTGACTTAAAAGGCACATTGGCAATGTGGCACTTAGGCAGAATATTTACTACTAAACCTTCTCTAAACTCTACTTTCATAACCTGTGAACCAGATAGACGCATATTTGCGGTGGACGATCCAACTGAGGATTCAATCATCGGCCATGTATTTAACAATATATCGGCCATTCGCAAAATGCCTAAATATGGAACACCTACTATATGATATGATAATCATATTATTATTAGTATCATATATGCTATACAAAGATGAAATGTGACTCTCCTCTTACCGTTTACCCAAAATTCGCACCGGATATTAACGGAAACTACTCCTATCCGGCTCCATGTGGAAAATGCCCCCCCTGTAAAAAAAACAGGGTGGGTTCATGGACTTTCAGACTACTACAAGAAGAAAAAAGTTCCGAAACTTCTCATTTCGTGACTTTAACTTACGATACAACGACGATACCCATAAGCCCTAAAGGCTTTATGACGCTACAAAAAAAAGACTTCACTCTTTTTATGAAAAGACTACGACAAATCCAAGACCGAGACCTAAAAACACCTGCAAAATGGCCTAAAATAAAATATTATGCTGCCGGAGAATACGGAGAAATCCGCTTTCGTCCGCACTACCATATAATACTATTTAATGTATATGATCCAATTAACATAGGTAAAGCATGGAAACAAGGCCAAATACACATAGGAAAATCAGTCACTGGCGCATCAATTGCCTATACGGCAAAATATATCGATAAAGCCAAAAGGATACCACTACACGCAAACGACGACCGCCAAAGAGAATACTCTGTTATGAGTAAATATCTTGGCTCCTCCTACTACGAAAATCCGGCTATAATTAAATACCACAAAACCGATCCAGATAATAGAAACTTTGTTTCAATAGGGAAAATTAAACAGGCCATGCCAAGGTATTACCGGAAAAAAATCTTTTCAAGGAAAGAAATACTTTCCCAGAATAGAAAAGTCGAAAAACTAGCTCACGACGAGGAAGCAGAAATATATAAAAAAATCGAAGATACAGACCAATCATTCTTCGAGTACGAAGCTTCCCTTAAAAATGGGCGTTATCAATCATTTTATAACAATTCAATAAAAAGAGAATTCGATGTCTAAAAAACGTATTAAAACCTCGTTCAACTTCGATCCTGAAACGGATATACAAGGAGAAGAAAACCTAGAACCCTCTCAAACCGTTCCTGATCAAACACTATCACTACAAGATCTTGTCAATAGATTTGTAGTAACTTCAAATTGGCCAAAGTTACCTGACATAAGCCAATTTGATACAGAAGATACCCTAGAGCTTCCTGACCTAACTAAATTAACGGAAATCGAAAAGCGTGATTTTGCTAAGCAAATCAGTAGTCATATCACTGAAACGCAAGAAACATTATCACAAAATCGCAAAAAGCGAAAACCTCCGGCACCTCCTGAACCTCCGGCACCTGAATTGCCGGAAAAATAAATGGCTCGATAAAAAAAGGCGGAACTTGCAAAGTTTCGTCCTTTTTTTATGAGCAAACAACCGCAGGGCGTTAGTCGTCACCTAAGGGATAGGGATAGCAGCAGGAACGACGCAGGAGTTATCGCGAATAGCCCGGGCCGCAGGCATCCCCCAAACACACATAAGTATAACTTATAACAATAAAAACAATGTATAAACCATTGGAAAAACAAAAAAAGCTATTATAATCCTTGATATATAATAGCTAAATGACACAAAAGGACTTCAAAATTAGGAAATACGAAAGAAATATAATAAATTGAGGACTAACAACACAAAGAAGGCCGCAGTCATACAAAAAACAAAAAAATTAATTAACAATTAAAAACAAAAAATTATGCCTATACCATGGCTAATACCCGCAATAGGAGCCGCAGGATCACTACTCGGAAACATACTCGGAAACAGAAACCGAA